GCTATCACGTACTGGGAGATTGTTCCAGTCCATGAACGGGAAGGTGTTGAACCAGATTGGGACGAATGAAACGTATCGACTGTGGGTCAAGACATTCAACAACACGAAGGTTCGTGCCGGACAGACAATTGAACACACCACCGCACATACGAATGAATTCCTTCGTTGGTTAGATACAAAGTTGACCACCGGTATCAGGGAAGCCAAGCAACTAGAAACGAAGAAGAAACGTACACAGGAAAAGACGTTGGTATTGGGGTTTTTCCGTGCTCATGCAGTAGATCTCAAGCAGATTTTTGATCTCCAGAATATGTTGGTGGAAGCAAAGTTGATGATAGTGCAGAAATTGAATCAGGTGCAAAGCACCCACACCTTCCTCAGGTCGGGGGATGGGTTCGTCGCCACGGCACCAGAGGGGTTTGTGGCAGTTGATCATATTGGAAATGCCGTGAAGTTGGTGGATCGGTTGACTTTCTCGAAAGCAAATTTCAATGCCGCTAAAGACTGGACAAAATAATGGAGGAAGCATTTGTCTACGAGTGGTTTGATAAGGGTGTTTAGGTAGTTCAAGCCTGTGTTCTAACATTATAACTTTGTGAGGATATTATGAAGCAAGTGGATTTGGTGATCGGGGCAATTACGGGTTACACTTGGGATCAAATTCGTTATTGGGTTAACAGCCTCGACCGCTCAGGGTTTAGTGGCTATAAGGTCGTCATTTGCTATAATGTGGATTATGCCACACTCCGCGAACTTCAAGCCCGCAATTACATCACGTTGGTGTTTACCAACGACGAAGCAAACCAGCGTGTCACCTATCCAAACAAAGATTTTGCGATTGTCGTAGATCGATTCCTCCATTACTACCTCATGCTCGACAATGAGGACACCCGTAAAAGTATTCGTTATGTGATTGCCACGGATGTGCGTGATGTGATCTTCCAACGCAATCCATCTGATTATCTTGATGCCGCTGATCTACGATGTGTGGAGCTAGTCATGTCTTCTGAAGGTATCGCCTATCAACACGAGCCTTGGGGGGCAAATAATCTCTTGCAATCATTTGGCCCGCTTATGTATGAGAAGCATAAGGAGAACACTATTATCAATTGTGGTGTCCAGGCGGGGAAATTCGATACCTATATGGGGTTGTGTAAGACTGTCTACCTTCTTTCTCATGGCACCACCCAACATGTTCCTGGTGGTGGGGGTCCTGACCAGGCCGCGTTGAATCTCGCCCTCTCTACTCCGGTGTACGATCATATCACAGAAGTTGCCACACATGATAAGCCCTGGGCATGTCAATGTGGCACTATGATGGACCCAACAAAACTTACCGCCTATGGACCTTACATCAGTGAACCGCTGCCTCGCTTTGATGTGGCTTCTCATCAAGTGGTGACGGCAAAGGGTGTCCCCTTCACAATTGTTCACCAGTGGGACCGGGTGCCTGAATTGAAAGCCTATGTGGAAAGGGAATTTGAATGACTGCCATATATGAACCTGAACCCTTACGCCAACCAATTACTTCTGGACGTGCGGAGCCGACACCGCGTAAGGAATCCCATAATCTTCTGTTCGTTGTGCATCGCTATGCCCCATTTCAAGGTGGGTCGGAGAACTATGTGCAGAACATGGCAGAAGAAGCTAGGAGCCGAGGGCATGCGGTGGCCGTATTCGCAGGTGAACACAAGGGAGACCTGAATGGGGTGCATGTAACTTCTGACCCAAAGATTCTTCAGAAAAAGTGGGATCTCATCATCGTGCATGGGGGAGATGTCGCCATACAAAATTATGTGCTGAATCAAGCAGATCGACTCGGTGGGCCCGTACTGTATCTCTTGATTCTTCCGTCTCATTCTCCGATCTGTGTGTCTGCACTTCATCGGGCTACCTACATAGGGTGCTCCACATTGGCAGATTGGAGACATGTTCGGGACTACCACGCACAGGATCGCGCGGTGCGAGTGCGGCATGGGATCAATGCAAAAAATTCTGTAGGTGTGAGGGGGTTTCGTCAGAAGTATGGTATCACCACTCCCTATATGTTCCTTTCTTCTGGTGGGTACTGGCCGAACAAAGCATTTGACGAATTGGTAGGGGTGTTTCAAGATGCGAAACGTACCGATGCAACGCTTGTGTTGACAGGCTATGATAACAGGTTCGGGATTATGCCCCCCGATACTGAGAATATCCGTTCTTTTCTGTTTGAAGACCGTCAGGAAATGTTGAATGCGCTCACTGACGCCGACCTTTATATACTGAATAGTTATTCTGAGGGATTTGGATTGGTATTACTTGAGTCTATGCTTAATCTCACAGCTTGGGTGGGACGTGGTATAGCAGGGGCCGAATTGATGAGGGAATTTGGGGCCACCTACGCAACACCACAGGAACTTCAAACGTACCTTCAATTATATCGAACGACACCAGAAACCACGTTATTTGAGGCACAGAAATATGTGCTTAGTACCCATCTGGTTCGGCATACAGTCGATGATATTTTGAAGGTGATACGACAATGAATGTCACATTCGGGATTATGAGTACATATGAGAATGTACCTCAATTGAATGCCGTGATTGAATCAATCAAAGCCTTGCAGATTCCTCAATGTGAAATCATTGTTACTGGATCGTACCGAGGGGAATGGGCGAAAGTTGCCGTGGGGGTGCAACATGTGCTGATGGATGCTTGGACACCCAAGAAGAAGAATACTGTAGCTAAATTAGCACAGTTTGAAACATTGTGCTTGTTGCATGACTATTACTTGTTCGACTCCCAGTGGTACACTCATTGGAAAACATTTGATGAAGTGGTGAAGTGGGATGTGGCACTCAATCCTCAATACCTGAACACAGGGAAAAGGCATTTCACAGACTGGGTGGTGTATGATCACCCGACGATACCTAGATACACATCATTGGATTATAAAGATTGGTCGAAGACGATGTATCAATACGTTAGTGGTGGGTACTTCTTGGTGAAGCGTTCATTCCTTCAACAAAATCCCTTCAATGAGTCCTTGAAGCCTGGGGATGCGGAGGATGTGGAGTGGACGTTGCGTATCCGCGAGAAGGGTCGTATTGTGTGCAACCCGCTTCCTATTGTGTATCATAATAAAGCGCACCGAGACGCGAACCGAACCGGATTTCCTTTTGAACAGTCAACTCATGGAGTATATCATGCACAATAAATTGGTGATTTTCGACTTGGATGGGGTGTTGATCGATAGCCGGAAGATCCATTTTGTCGCGTTGAACCGTGCATTGGAGGAGATTACCCCGACCTATGTTATTTCATGGGATGAACACCTGGCGCAGTATGATGGACTGCCTACCACCAAGAAACTTCAATTACTTACGAAGGAAAAACACCTCAATCCGTTGCTCTATGATACGGTGTGGAAATCAAAGCAGCGGCACACGGTGGAATTGTATGAGGACATTCAACCTAATGAAAATTTGATGACTTATCTTGATCAACTCCATTTCCATCAGATCAAGGTGGCGGTGGCGTCAAATAGTATTCGGCAGACGATGGTAAAAGCCCTCTCTCGGTTGGGCATCCTTGCTGACATTGATTATTTCATCTGTAATGAAGATGTTCAACACCCCAAACCCAGTCCGGAGATGTATTGGAAGTGTATGATTGCCCTTCGGACGGATGTGAAGCACACTGTGGTTATCGAGGATTCACATATCGGGCGTGCAGGCGCCCTGGCATCTGGGGCATCCTTGCTCCCAGTGCGGGATCAGAATGATGTGACACAGGAATTTATCGACAGTATTATTGAGTATTTTGATGGGGTCGTGAGACACAAGACTGTGATACCTTGGCTGAACAAGAAGATGAATGTGCTGATTCCGATGGCTGGGCACGGGTCCAGGTTCGCTCAAGCTGGGTATACGTTTCCAAAGCCTCTGATCGAAGTCAACGGGAAGCCCATGATCCAAGTGGTGGTGGAGAATCTGAACATTGATGCACACTACATATTCGTAGTACAGAAAGAGCATTATGAGAAATACCAGTTACAGTATATGTTGAATATGATTGCACCTGGGTGTGATATCGTGCAGGTGGATGGGGTGACAGAGGGCGCGGCATGCACGACACTACTAGCAAAGTCATTGATCAATACGGACCAACCTTTGCTTCTCGCTAACAGCGACCAGTTTGTGGAATGGAATTCCAACGAATGCCTGTATGCCTTCACCGCGGGGGGTATCGATGCGGGTATTCTTACGTTCAAGTCTGTACATCCGAAGTGGTCCTATGCTCGCGTAGATGACCAGGGGTTTGTGGCAGAAGTTGCAGAGAAACGACCTATCTCTGACAATGCCACGGTGGGAATTTATTATTGGGGGAAGGGTTCTGACTACGTGAAATATGCGGAGCAGATGATTCAAAAAAACATTCGCACGAATAATGAGTTCTATGTATGCCCAGTATTCAATGAGGCAATAGGTGATGGGAAACGAGTGAGGATGAAGAGCATTGAGAAGATGTGGGGATTGGGGACGCCCGAAGATCTTAAAACCTTTTTGGAGCACCACGATGAATAGAGAAGAATATAGAACACACTATTTTACCCCCGGACTTCAACGGGATTGGAATACCTCACGTTTGACTAAACTGAAAAGTATTCTTGGCCCCGATTGGTTTCAGGGTAAGTCTGTGCTAGACGTAGGATGCGGACATGGTGACAATGGGAAATCCCTGATGGAATTGGGTGCTCATGTGACTTTTACTGATGGGAGACCCGTGCATATTGATGTGTTGAAATTGGAAGGGCATAATGCATTTGTAATGGATCAAGAAGCACCCTGGTCAATCACAGGCATGTTTGATTTGATTGTGCATTGGGGGGTATCCTATCATTTATCTAATTGGAAACAGGATCTACGATGTGCCTTTGAGCACGCTCCATTGATTTGTTTTGAAACGGAGATTTGTGACACAGATGATCCGATGTATGAAAATAAAACCATTGAACGGACCAATCTCTATGATCAGGCGTTGAGTGGGGAGGGGACTACGATTTCGGCGGCGCACCTTGAATCTTTTGTAACGAGTTTGGGAGGTTCCTTCGTTCGGTACGATGATCCTGCTCTTGATTCTGGCATCATGAGATATTCATGGAAACCTACTAACAATGGGGCGTTTACCAGTGGTCAACGACGATTCTGGATGCTGTCGAGAGAGGGGGTATAAGAGCTAACATGGATACTATTATTGAAATTGGGGCAGGTGAAGGGAATACAACTGCCACACTGTATCAACAGGGCGTTAATACGATGCTGTATGTGTTTGAGCCCCACGCCGAGTCATTCAAGAAACTTCAGGAGTCATACCAGTATCGTGGCTTGATAACCATATTGCCTTTTGCGGTGGATATTGGGGACAACCAAGAACCACTATTCATTCATTCCGATGGTATGCACACCCTTCAACCGAACTACTTTGCTCGCCAGCAGACGTTCAATATGGTCTGGACTATTCGCCTAGATACCTTTATGAATCTGTATAACATCACATCGATTGACTACCTCAAGATTGATGCCCCCCAGAGAGCCGAAATGATCTTGGAGAGTTTAGGACAACGAGTAGATGACCTGAAGGCAGGATCGGTAGTTGTCTACGAGGAAACTTCTACAGTGCCCAAATTTCTACATGATCATGGGTTTGCAATACGTGGAACTTTTGTACTAGAATTTTGGAGAGAATGATGCGAATAGTAGTAGAAGTGGGATCACATAATGGAAATGACTCTGAGCATTTGATTGAGGGAGCAGACCGGGCATTTCTTTGTGAGCCTGATCCTGAACAGTTTGTGAATCTTGTCCGTCGGTTCTCTGGTATACCTAATGTGACCCTATGCCCCTTTGCCATTGCACAGGAACATGGTGTAGCAGATTTTAATATCTCAGTGGGGGAACGGGGGATTTGCAGCCTCTATGAGTTGCATCCTGATTTACTCAACACGGCGCTTGTGCAATATGACTGTTTTGTGCAAGGATTTCAGAAGAAAGTGAAGGTATGGACGGTTCGTCTGGATCAGTTGATGGAACTCTATGATATTCCCCACATAGATAGATTGTGGATTGATGCACAAGGGAATGATTTGATTGCACTTAAGAGCCTGGGGAAGCGTGTTTTTGATGTCAAAGAAGGACGGTGTGAAACGACGTATAAGGTGCCTATCTATCAGGGGGTAGATAACACTTACCACTCAGTGATTAGTTTCTTAGAAAGTGTTGGATTCAAGCATCAGGTTGATTATGTGCATGCGAATGATAGTGAGATTGACGTAAAATTTTGGAGGTAATTATGCAAACGTGGATTTTGACATTCAACCGACCTCTCGCACTCAATCGCTGTGTTAGTGCATTCAAAGGGTGGACAGACGTGAACATCTTCACGAACCATCCAGACATAGGATTCACAGAAGAGCATGGCTTGTTACACAATCAAGGAAAGTTACCTATTCTGCATAATACCCTCTCTGATCCTGAATCAAATTCCTATTGCGCTCGTTCGTGGAACAACATTTTCTTGAAGGCATTCAAGACCGAGAAGGAAATTATCTG